CAGGGCACTAATGACCGTGTGGCCGAAAAGCGAAGTACATTCCATCCAGTCGACATACCAGTAGCCGTCCTTCATGTATGAATGCACCCCGTCAATGGTCGCATCATAGCCCGTCAACACCAGAGGTGAGAAATCGGCCGGCGGGTTATCTCGAGGCGGAGTGTCAAACGTCTCCTTGGTCACGCTGGTGTCAGGACCCATCATCGTCTTGAATGCCATGTTGAATATCTCCTATCTTGTGTTAAATCTGGACCTGCGGCAAGAGCCCGCGAAGTAGGGCTGCCTTGATGAGTTCTTGGTCTTCTTCGCTGAAATCGCGGTTGACAAACACGGTCTTCACCGTATCACCATCCATCTTAGCGCGAGCAGTCCAAGAATCACCGTTCGTGATTGGCGGATACCCTTCAGCTCCGAGAGACTTGAATTCCAAGAAGATCTCAGCGCTCTTCTTGGGGACATCGATCGTGGACGTGGTCGAACGTCCATCGAGAAGCTCCACGGACAGACGAGGTTGAGCCTCAGATCCGACGACCCGACCATTCTGGAAGTTGATCCGAATAGTGTAGGGCTCGTCATCTGTGATGACATTCCCAACCGCTCGCTTAGCGATAGCCAGAAGCCCATGGTTGATGAGCTTCATGGTCATGGGGTCCTTGTTGAACTGAGCGCCCGGGGTCTTGAGATATGTCTTCGTGTTTTCAGGAATCTGTGTCATCAGAGGCCTTCCTTTCCAGGGTCCTTCCTAAGTGCTTCCTTGATGGAAGCTCGGACCGTATACTTGATCTTCGGGTTGAATTCAGCGTTGTTGGCCCACCACGAGCCATACTTAGCGCCCTTGCCGAAACCCGGTTCCGGCTCATCGCCGTGTGTAAAGGCGCGCATGATCCAGTCATCACCGGCGTCGATCACAGTTTCCTTGGATTGGTCGGTAGCGGATCGACCATCCACGAAGAAAACGATCTTGTGAACGGACCAGATGTACTCAGTGTCAATCGGATCGGAGCTGCCATTGACAGTCTTGTTGACCTGCTCGCCCATGACGGTACCCTTGATCTGAATCGAGAAGCCAGAGTAGTCGCCGTTGGCCGGAATGAAGCCGTTCTTGATGTTGACAACCGCAGTGAAGTTGTCGCCGTCAAGCTCGGGATCGTCCGTATGCTCAAGTACTGTAGAAAGGTAACGCGCAATGTCAGTCGCGTCACCCTTCTTAACTGTCTTCACGGGTTTTATATGATCCTGTGACCACGTACGGTCATTCGGAACAATGGTTTCGAACCAGTTACTCATAGAACCAGTTCTCCTTCCTCTTGTAGCTGCGCCCAGATGAGATCATCTCGACGCCGCTGTGTTTTTCGGACATCCGATCGAGTCCCCAGAAACAGGTTATCGAGCGAATTGTTCTCGAGGTCTCCGTCTGCGTGACAGACATACAGACCTCTGTCTGGCCACCTCTTGTAGAAGGCAGCCCAGATCACCGATGCGACCGAACGTTCTCGAGCCTCACCGGGAGTCGTGTACAGTCGAACATAGCGCGAGTTGCCTTTACGCTTGAACGGCCGGAGAGTTACACCAGTATCCTTCCGACGGATAACGCCAAGACGATTGGCCTCGTAGCGGTTAAAGCCCGGCACGTCCGCCCAGATGTCAGCATACTCTTTGTACATGATTGCTCCTTTCGTCTAAGACGGGGGCAGACCTTTTACAGCCCACCCCCGCCTTAAATATGATCAGTCGAGATTCGCGTACTTAGCTGCGAACGAAGCCGACTCGTCGTCCATCACGACATACAGCTCCTTCACGTACGCAGAGATACCCTTCTGACCACGGATGTCGTACACCGACGGGTGGATGACCACATCAGCAGACTTGATCGTGATGTTATCAAGGGTGCCAACGGTATCCTCATTGAGGAGCTGCTTGCGACCGCCAGTGACCAGCCAGATAGCCGGCGCGCGGAACTTATACGAGACCTTGACACCGAGGTAGGGACGCTCGGGATCGAGCTCGCCGTCCTGGTTCTTGCGGTACTTGACGTTCCATCCGTCTCGCTCGAGATCCTCGACGAGGTTCAGTGGAATGGCGACCGAGAATCCACGCTTGCCTCCGTCCTGGTTGAAGCGAGTCGGAGACCCAGCAAAGTTCGTGAAGAGCAGACGTGCGTCTTCGATAACCAGATCTGAGGGGGTGTTGTTGAATGCCATGATGTTTTCCTTTCTCAGCGGCACAGTGTTTCAAGATCGACGAATTGTTCGATCGCTTGTTTTGCCTCATCGGCGAGCATCTCGGCGTAAGACGTATCAACGTCCTGCTCCTGATGCATGAATCGGACCATCTCCGCTTCCTTCCAGCGATAGCCCTTTGTCCCAACGACGGCGTCTTTGATTTCGCCTTCGTTGTTCATCCGCAGTAGCTCGGCGCCACCTCGTTCGGGCTTGATTGGAACAAACGATCCGACCTTACCGACGAAGTGATCCCCGCTATCTGGGAATCGTAGGTACATCGCCGTTTTGACTTGCTTATTTTGCACGTAATCCTCAAACTCAATCGGCTCCTTCGTGAAGAGCTTCTTGAATACGTAAGGTTCCTGAAACTGCTTACCAGTAGCAGTCCAGTCGCCTTCGTGAGGGAATGCGTACTTCGCGATGTACACAGCCTTGTTGACAAGACACATCTTGGCGTAGGTGGCCTCGTGTTCGAAGTCGTACCCGTACCGCTTCCCGAAGTCCGTCACCTTCTGAATATCATCAGGCGTGGCCCCGGGAATCTTGATAGAGTCCGTCTTGATGTGAGCAACGGTCAGACCGAGCTCATCTTGCACATAGTGCTTGAGGTCGATCATGAACAGTGCTCCTCGCTTTGCGACGATGTTGTCAACATTCCGAGGATCCCATGCCGGGTTGTCGAACTTAGCGCTCGTAAGCCCGTACATTGAGTTGATCGGAATCTTGAGAGCCTTGCCAAGTTCGTCAAGATCATAGTTCTTCGCGATCTCAACAAGACGCCCGTCGAAGAGCTTATTCAACTCATTCATGTCCTTATGCTTGATCGCCACGCGAGCCTGCTTGAGCTCACTGTAACGCTGAGTATACGGACCGAATAGGTTGAGCTGCTCGATCGACGTTGGATGCATCGACGCGACATCGAGGAGGGCAACATTCTCGTAATACCCGGGTTCCGAATATACATAACCGCCCTCCCCAGGATCTTCTCCACGATAGGATGAACCCTCGAACTTGTCAAAGGTGTATCCAGGGAACATCTCGCTGAGGTCAGTGTAAACGAACTTCGACTTATCAGGTCGACGCTCTTTACCGAACACCAGAGCACAGGTGTGCTGGTTTGTGGTGTCGTTGACACTCAGACCCGAGAGCTCCGCAAGGATCTTGCGAGCCCCCCAGTCACTAGCGAGATGGTCGAACACAATCTCAGTAGCCTCGACATCGTTCTTGCAGTATTCGACAACGTCATCCCACTGACCCTCGGGAACCGGCTGGTCCCAAGGGAGGTTGTTCTCATAGTGCTTGATCCCGAGCTCGATCTCCCATTTCTTGAGAGACTGCTTCTTCGTCGAGAAGTCGTAAATATCCGTATAGGAGAGGTTGTACGCCTCACGGAACGTTGCGTTCTTCTCGTTGTTGATGATGCGCTGAGAGATCTCGAAGAGCTCCGCGTTCGAATATCCGAGCGACGCCGCATACATGATGTGGTTGTCGTACTTCCGGTTGTTGAATCCAATCAACCGAAGATCGAACAACGACTTCACTGCCTTAGCGCTGGGATTCACAAGGAACCGAACGCTGGATTGACCTCTAATCTTGTAACAGACGACGAACAGATTCGGGAAAACCTCAACATCGTAAAATGCGATGCGTCCGTTTCCTTCCTCGGCAACCTCAGCCTTGTCTTCAGACATGAAGTGCATCTGCTGGACCATTTTGAGGCAGCGATCCTTCTGATTCGTCGAAGACATGGCGAAAGAGGTCACCGCGTTACGAGAGTCAGTGACGTCGTACGTGATCCCCGACTCGTAAGCCTCGTCGAGAATACTCTTGATGAAGTCGACACTGGGCGCGGTGTTTGCGTGCACTTCCTTACGAAGCGCTTTAGCTATGAGAGCCCTTAGGTGGTTCTCATCCTGAACGTGCTTCTTGTTGATCATCTTGGGGGCCTTTGCTGGGAGGTCACCCGGATAATCCTCGATACCTCGCCCGTTGTGAAGGGACAGTCGTCTCCGAAGAGACGCGTTCCCCCGGAATCGTTTGATTTCAATTCCAGGCGAATATTCAGCAAGGGTATCTTTATCGACAGGATATCGATAGATGAGGTGGATGCCGCCGCCGCTTTTTGACGTTTCCGCATATGTTGGAGGCCAAGCAGAAGCAGCGCGAAGATTAGCATTGAGGTCTTTTTCACCATTGTCTCCTTTCAGATCAAAGTCAATGCAGATGTACTCTTCGGGCATGAGTACGTAATGCTCATCGATTGGGGAAATATCGCGGAGCGTCGTATCGACGTGTACCCAGGGTTTTCGAGGTGTTCCATTCGCCGATGAGTATTGGGCTTTACAGCCAGCGAAATGCTCGTCGAAAACGGTGTTTAAACCTCGACTCAGTTCAATCCACGATTCGTTTTTAACGGCCTTTGGAATAAGTTCGGAGTTATTGAACTTATCGCCGCAAAAACCTATAAACAGACTTCGATAAGGCACACCGTCAATCATGATTCGATCATGAAACTCTTGAAAATATCGACGAAGTTCAGTCTTGAACCTATACCGAGGCATCTGGTATTGGATGCCGGTCTCTTCGACATAATCCTTATAATCCGAATATGCCTTAGCGAGAGTGACTTTATCGTTGTCGCCCCAATCTTCATACATCTCCATGACGAAGTTGTATATCGGGTTGGTTTCCGAGATCATTGTCCTGGACCGGTAGTTTCGATAATAGTTCGGCCCAAGACTCCGATACACATTGACACAGTGTTTGGCGATAACACCAAGCTCCTGATATACACCGTCCATGACACTCGTATACTCATCTATCGACAGTCGTCTTCCAGATGGCGAGACATCGAGCAAGCGCCTTGGGATACCGGAGTTTGCATCGGTGATCTTAACTGGACTATTCGAGGCCATGATTAGCGTGGTCGTTATTCTCATCGAACGAGGGTTCTTGAATTTCTCATTGATGAGCTGCACTTCGTTCGATACGATGGAGTTCAAACGAGTATTTGTCTCAATTCGACTTAAGTCACCGTCGTGTTCGATGGCCACTAATGGATCATTAGCAAACGCGCTAAGTGCAAACGAATTATTCCGTTGAGCGAGCGATTCTGAATCAAACGGTACACAGAACTCTCCGAATAGTTTCTGCATCACATTCAGAATCGTGGATTTGCCTGAACCCGGATCACCATAGAAGACCAGAAACTTGTCGATTTTTCGACAGTCACCGGTGAGGACCGAACCAATACTCCATTCGATCTTCTGGCGTTCAGAGGGATCGTACAGAGTATCGACGAGTTTAGCCCAGTTAACCGGAACCCCGTCCTCTAGTGAATATGGAAGACGATATGAGACGTGGTCTTCCTTACGAATTGGAGTGTCTATAAACACCGGCATTCGGTCGAGAGGATGGTCTGTATCAACCATATTCTTAGACCATTGACGATACTTTTTCCAGACACCGTCTGTGTCTCGTCTGCAGAATCTTGGAAATAGGTTTTGAACGCCCGAATTAACGACGTAATCGCTAACATCACCATCCACAATATCGATGACATCGAATTCATTCTTCGACCACAGACCGGTCTTCGGATTCCAAATAGCGACAAAGTCACCGTCTCGGATCATAATGTCTCTAGAGTCGAGATTCACAAACCTAGGAGCGACTTCCATCAGTCCCGCCTGACCCCGCATGGGCATCGCTTCAATCGTGTAAAAGTCCACCTCCCGTGGCCTCCTTTTTAGTGATACGGATCATACAAGTTGGCCCACTGAATCATTTGGGTCGTCAGAGGCATCTCGAGAGTATCCACCCCCGGTATACGGAATAGTCCGCCGGTTCCGTTCCTTGAGTAGGTCCTGTACATCACACGTTCTGCAATGTTCAGTGCCTCCTCATGGATCTCTGAAGGTAGGCGCCCGTCGTCAGAATATGAACGAGCGCCCACGTTCAGAAGAATGGACTTCGTGAACGTTTCACGATCCTGATACAGCATGGCAGTCAGGGTGTCGGTAATGCTCACGAAGACTTCAAGGAACGAAGCCGGAGCTTGCCTCGGCGAGGTCATACCCGTTTCGTAGCAATATTCGTCCCTCATACGAAGAGCCTGAATGGCCTTATCTTCGTCCTCAGGAATATACCACACGAAATCGAGTTCGTCCCACACCGAAGCAAGCTCCGAGTAGTTCTCGAGACACCCTCGCTTGATAAGCCAGGATGTGTAGTGCATGTCAGATCTTGTCCCAGATCATTCCATCAACATTGAAGTCGACGATGAAGTTCGTGTCGACACGAGAGTAGTCCTCGGACGGGACTCGGTAGGTGTTCGCGTCATAGTCTCCGAACGAGACATAACCGTCGCCGACCTCGGAGTTCTTGATCCAGCCAACGACCGCGCCCTCACGAGTGCGAGACAGGCCGAGCTGGTCATAGACCTCGTTCAGGAACAGGTGACCCTTGCGCTCGAGACGGCGGTTTGCCCACAGCTGAACGGCGGCAAGAGTCTCCGAGGTGTAATCCTCGTTGTCATCCCAGCAGTTCGAGGACTCCTCGGTGATAATACGTGCGTAGGGCGACAGGTCTGTGATAGACGCAAGGACTGCATCGACGACGGCGGCTGCATCAGACTTATTGTCGGAAGACAGGATCTCTTCAGCCGTCTTGTCGTAGTTCGGAAGCTTCGGACGAGTGATCTTCTCAACGGTCTCCTTGCCGAGTGCGGTGACCATAGACTTCTTGTAGTCATCGAACGCGGTCTGAAGAACAGTGTACGCCGCGCCAACGGCAGCAAGACGCTTCTTCGAAATCGAGTTCGAGAAGTAGATCATCGCGATGGTGGATGCGCCGACAATCGCAGCGGGCGCGCAGGTGTATGCCGTATCGAGGATGAAGAGGATACGGTTCTTCATCTCGATCTTGCGGACGTCCTCATCGGCGATCTGGTCGGCGTTGCGGATGCACTCCTTGCGACGCTCCCAGTCGCGACCCTCGCAGTCCTCGAATCGAGTGCCGGCCTGCCATGCGAGGTAGCCGGTTGCGACGACGCCAGCAGAGGCGGCAACAGAGAGAATGGTGGGGGCATGCTTCGAGATACGAGCCATGCCCGTGTGGAAAGCGGTCGTGATAGACATTTGAATGTGCTCCTTTCTGAGCAAATATGTTACTTGAGGGGTTCGGGACGGTCGGCAGAGACGAGCCAACCTTCCCTGATCTGTCGGATTTCGAACGCGTCGGTTGTGGTCCAACCCCAGCGTTCATCGGTGTATCGGGGCTGAATGCCGACTGAAGACATCAGGTCGGCGACGGACACCTGACCATATTCTTCGATCTGCTCGGCAATGAATTCGATCACGTCAACGGCATCGCCGCGAGTGTCGAACACAAGGTCCTCCACGTTCGTGGGCTTGGGTTGACGCGGTTCACGACGTTCAGACCGACGTGAGTCGTAATAACCTCGACTGCGATCCGAACGAGAGGAACTGGAATATGACGTGTATCCAGACGAAGAACGACGCCTCGGGTCGACCTCGCCGTACAGCAGCTGCTGAATACCCTGGGTCACCATGTCAGTGATCGCGTTCTTAGCAGCAGGAATGGCCACGTCAATTACAAGATGCTCAGCAATCTCTGGGAGATCCTGAGCGAAGAAGGTCCGAAGAGCTTCCTTGATGGCAGACTTCTTCTGGACCTTAGCCTTGGCGATAACCTTCTTCTCGGGGGAGGCCCCCTCCTTGGCTTTATCAGTGTTGCCAGGGAGGGAGACCTCAGTGGGCCGAGTAGGCTCGATGGGGACGATGTCCGGCATCAGTTTGCCTCAGCAATCTTGCGGAGCTCTTCGAGGGAAGCATCCGGGTGCTCCTCGATCAGCTTCTTGGCCTTACCCATGATGTCATCCGGGAAGAGGCCGGCCAGGAACCCGTTCGAGAACTTGGGGTCGTTGCTGAGCTTATCCAGAAGGGCGTCGAATGCCGGCGAAGACATGAACGCCTTCGTCGCACGCTCATCCTTGAAGAAGCGCTTACCATCCTCAGAGCGCTCACCGTAGGCCTTGGCGACAAACTCACAGAGGAGCTTGTACGCGTCCATGGCGGAAGCCTCGCCGCCGTTGATCAAGGCGATCTTGGCGGAGAGCGGAGTGCGACGAAGCTCCATATTCATGAGCTCGCCCTTGGAGAGGTGGAAGTGGAGGGTCTCCTCCGTTTCCTCTCCGAAGAAGTTGATGTACTTAACCTTGATGGACTGCATGTCAGTTGTCTTCCTTTCGAGAAGCGAGGTATGCGATCGTGCCGACGGCAGCGATCAGGGGGATCAGAACCGCGAGGACTCCTGCGTAGGTTCCGGTCTTAGCGAGCTTGGTCTCGCTAGGCTTTGATGTTCCTTCCAAAAATTAAGTTTTGGGTGGTCACTTGTTCTGGCTGTTGCGGTACTCCTCGATGTACTTCTCAAGCTTCGGGCCGAAGGCCTTAAGAAGGAGGAAACCGACAAAGCCGGTAGCGGCGATCTTGCCGGTGCCTCCGCCGAGGATCTTGGTGATCGCGTTGATGATCATCATGAAGGAGAAGAAGGCGAGAAGGATAATGAGCATGATGATGGTGCCGAAGGTTTCCATTGTAGTGATTGCCTTTCAGTTTGACCAAAGCCTATAACCCGTGTTAGGGGTTATAGGGGTGATGGGGGTTTCAGTTCTGGGACTGGGATTTCTTGTATGCCTTCTTACGGGCACGGTTGGGATCGAGGGCGCAGCAAACGCCAAAGAAGCCAAGCATGATTCCGAAGGTGTACATGGTAGGGGTCCTTTCTTGAGGGTTAGTTCTCATTAGAGGGACCGTAGTTTGTGTTTGACCAGTATTCCGGAGGGTCAGAATACTCGATTGGCTCGTCCGTGAAAGTGACCTTATTCTCCTTGGTCACGGCTCTTCAACCGATCTTGAACCAGTTCGGCTGGGGAGCGGGGGTCAGCGCAACCTCAATCGCGGGTGAACCAGAGGGCAGGAGCACCGGACGGAACTCAGGCTTGATGGTAAGACCACCATCCCAGCCGAGCTCGTCGCCAACGCCCGTCTCACCGATGTGAATCTGTGCGTAGAAGTCGTTCAGAGGGCAGGGACCGAAGTTCAGCAGGTCCTCGGAGATGTTGTTGCAGTATCCACGGATCTTCTCAGCCGTGGAACGGAAGGTGCGTCCGGTGATGGCGTCCTTGCACAGGACTTCCTCGTCACCGAAAATGACCATCGAGCCCTCAGGGAGCTTCTTCTCAGCAGCCTTCTTGTCGGCGGGCTTGCCGCCCTTCTTGATGACCTCGACCTGCTCGAGAACGTTCTTGCGGAGCTCAGACACGTTCATCTGAGAAATGGAGTACGCGGCAGCAAGAGCCTGGTACTTCTTGTAGGTGACGTTGTGGAGGGAGACAATCGCGAAGATCGTAACGCCGAGGCTGGCGGCAGCGGGGATGTAGGTCATCCAGTTGCGCTTGGCGAAGTCGAGCAGGTTGTCAGACACGCCGTTGTCGTCGGCGATGGCCTTGGCGTGGGCCTTACCGGAGGTGATGGCGGTCGCAACAGAGGCTGCGATACCGAGACCCGTGATGAGGATCTGAGGGTTGGACTTGATCCAGTTCATGGCGAGCTTGATGGTGTTCTTGATGGACATGGTTGTGCTTCTTTCTTGAAATATGGGGGTTGATGATCAGAGGTTGGAGATGTACTCGGCGAGATCGAGGCCGAGGATGGAGGTAGCGGCGATCGGGATGAAGTTCGGATCCGATCCGACCGCGTGGGAGTCGACAATGATGTAGGGCTCATGAAGCTCAGTGTTGTCGACAATGACGATGTTCTTGGCGAATGCCCGGCGACGCTCAGTCGTAACAAACCGGAAAGGGACGATCGCGTACTTCACGTCAGGCTTATCGGCCTCGTCCCTGGAGATGAGGAGTCGCTCACCGGATGCATCCGTGAAGCAGATGTCTTCGTAGCTGTAAGGCGCCATTCGCAGAGGCTTGATCACCTTGCCGTCGATGTGCTTGCCGACGAGTACCCCGAGAGCAGTCGTCTCAAGGGCGTTCGGACGGACGGGAGCCGAGTGAGCAACGGAGATCGAGACGAGCGATCCTTCGGGAACGCTGAGGTCGACTTCGGAGAGGTTGAAGATCTTTCGTAGGGTCATGGTTGTGTTTCCTTTCAAATAAAGCCTATACACCGTGTATGGTGTATAGGTGTGAGAGTCAGTCGAGGTCAAGGGTGACACATGCACTGGTGACAATCAGGTACAGTGCGCAGATGGGCATCACCGTGAGACTGATGATGGTAAAGACGATCTCGCGAACGAGCCGGTTTTGGATGCTAACCTTGGTGAGCAAGTTAACAATGCCGAAGCGGCAGAACGCGAAACCAATCGCGTACCAAACATGTGCAGTCAGGGCGATGGCGAGTGCGGCGATGAGAATGTCGTAGAACATGATGGTTCCTTTCAAAAAAGTGGTGATAGTTCTCATTATCAACCGCGTAAAATATGCATCAAAAGCCTATAACCCGTGTTAGGGGTTATAGGTTTGTGAGTTCTCAGAGGAGTGATGTCACTCGTCGTCGGAGGAGTCCGAGGACGCTCGCAGACCGGCGATGGTCATAGCGCCAAAGAAGATAGCGACGGAGCTCAAGGCAGCAACCTTGGCAACCGGAATGCTCTTTTCGGCGACCGACTTAATGCGGTCCGAGAGAGGGGTCTTCGGGGTGGTCTCTTCGAGTTCGTTCGAGTTGGACATGGTGAGATCCTTTCTTGAGTGGTTAGTTCTCATTAGTATTCGAGTGTTTTTTGCGGAGCTCTTCGACAAGCTCGATCACGGGGTTCTCCTGATACTCAGCAATGGTACCGAGTAGCTTCAGGCCGAACAGTATGACGAAGGGCAGGGGGATCGCGACGATGCACACAAGAATCGCAAGCATAATTGACTCCTATTTTGACTTTCTAAAGCCTATACACCGTGTATGGTGTATAGGTGTGAGTGAGATCAGTTCTCGTCGGGGTACTGCACCTTGAGGTGTAGCTGCCGGTATAGAGTCTGGTTGGCCTTCTCAACTTCTTCCGGATCATTGGAGGTGTATGAGGTCTTGATCAGAGACTTGTAGTACTCAGTGGTAGACCAGCATCCATAAGCAAGACCAATGGTCAGAGAGATGAGAGTGGTGACAGTAATGCCGGGGAAGTATTTGAACATGAGAGTTCCTTTCGGAGAGGGTTGATAGTTCTCACTATTCTCCGCGTAAAATATGCCTGTCAAAGCCTATAACCCGTGTTATGGGCTATAGGATTGAGGGTTCAGTTTTCTTCAAGGTCGGGGAGGCTCATGGTGAGCTTGAGATCCTTGTTGATGAGCTCCACGCAGAGCTTGCGGAGCATCTGGTTCTTACCGTAGCAGGCGTAGTTGAACGTCTTGCTGTAGAATACAGTGCGTTCAATCCTGCCGAGGTTGTAGAATACAGGTGCTGCAATCGCGAGGGTAGCGGCGGCAACGAAGGAGTAAGCGTACTTCGACATGAGAGTGGTCCTTTCAAAGAGGGTTGATAGTTCTCATTATTCGCCGCGTAAAATATGCTGGTCAAAGCCTATAACCCGTGTTAGGGGTTATAGGGTTGAGATTATCAGAGCGGGCAATCCATGAGATCGCAGACATCGTCGAAAATGTCTTCGGTCATGCCGCTGTCCGAGCAGATATCGAGCAGAGTCTTGACGCGATCGTGGTAGGTGTTCTGGAGGTAAACGTGGGCCGAGTTTACGGCCTTCTTGTTGCTCTCCCGAACACCGTACACAAGGCTGTGAAGACGCAGGTACTTGTAGAGCAGGACAGCGGCGGTAACCGAGGTTCCGACGATGGCGATGTTGCGAATGGTGTTGGAGTTCATGAGAGTGGTCCTTTCAAAGAGGGTTGATAGTTCTCATTATTCGCCGCGTAAAATATGCTGGTCAAAGCCTATAACCCGTGTTAGGGGTTATAGGGGTTGAGGGGTTTCAGTCATTGAGGTCGTGATCGATGTCACGCATGAGGGTGTCCAGCACCTCAGCCTTGGAGTCGCCTTCAGCGAGGTCGCGGTATGCGTGCCAGTACGAGGCGGCCACCTTCTTGATGGTGGTCTCGTAGCGATCAGCAACATAGGCGAGCCAGATGTTGTAGGCGAAAGAGAGGGTGAGGAGAATGCAGACAGTGATGGTGAGTGCGTTGAACATGATGGTTCCTTTCAAAGAGGGTTGATAGTTCTCATTATTAGTTGTGTAAAGTTTGTGTTAGTTCGTGTTAGTCAAAGCCTATAACCCGTGTTATGGGGTATAGGTCTAGATATTCAGTTGTCCAGAAAAGTCAGGTAACCTGCGACAAGCATCAGAAAGATCGCCCAGATCGGCACGATAGGCGTGCTGAGAAAGGCGAATCCGTTGAGGATGGTGAAAGCTGTGTAAAGCATGGTTGTTCCTTCCAAAAATGGATGAATAGTTCTCAGTATTCGCCGCGTAAAATATACGGTAGGAAAAAGTCTATAATCCTAGATTTTAGGGTTATAGACTTTCGAGCAGTTCTACTTACGGAACTTCAGCATCGAAAATGCCTTTGAGGCAAGAACGTGGGTCTGCTCGTAGTTGAGGACCGCCATAAGACCGAGCAAGTACACTACGCCGTTGGCAATGGTCTCGGATGAAGGCATAAGCTTCTCTTTAAGGTCAGAGTCCTTAACGAGCTTGTGCAGTCGTTCGAGGTTACCAACAGCAGTGGTGTACTCACTGGTCGACGGGTCCTCTCCACCGAGCCAGTTAAGCACCTCGTTCTCGAGGTCCTCAGGTTCGTAGAGGCGTTCGACGTTAGACATGGTGAGTCCTTTCGTGTAGAGTGGGTAGTACTCACTATGCCGAACGTTTTTCTTACACCTCAGGCTTGGACACCTTCAGGACGATAGTGTCGCCATCCTTGAGATTCGCAGGCTCAGCCGCGAAGTCCGCGTAGATGTCCTCATGCTTCGTCACGACGAGATTGCCGTGAGTCTCGGGTTCGTAGTTCTTCGAAGAGACTCCAAGAGCCGCCCCGAGGAAGACGCCGAACGCAGTGATGCTGGCGGTCACCTCGGTGGTATACGGGACGCCCCACACGATACCGACCGCGTTGACAAACGTGGCCAGTGCAGGGATGACTATAAGCGCAACGCGCTTGAGAATATCGTAGGTCTGGTTGTTCACTTGTTCTTCCTTCCGTCAATGTTGTCGGGCATCATAGGTAGTTCGTCTACCTGTTCGAATATGCGTCGAGCAAGGCCGTTTCCACCGAGGGCAGAATACACCTGGTATTCGGATTCGTATTCCTCATACTCATCCATAGTGATGTATCCGCGCTTTAGGTATTCACGACCTTGGGTTACGAGCTGATTCTTGGCAACTTGAAGAAGTAACTTATCCTCGGAATCGTTGCGTTGCGTTCGCGTTTTTGCCCAGGCCCAGATTCCGGGGCCGCTGAGTACCGTTGTGATTAACGGATTCGTAAACTCCGCGATCTTTGTTAGATCCACTTATCGGTTACCTCCTCGCCGTTTTCGTAGAATCGATCCGGTTGGATCTTGATTGAATAGTTTGTCTTGTCACCACCGCTGATGGTTCGTTCAATGACGTAACCAGATATGAGTACGCCCATGATTGAGCATTTCACCGGGTTGCCGATTTCAAGCTGATGGAACGTACCTACCGAAATCTCATCGATGTCAACCTCCACAGACTTGAGCGGCTCGCATCGAATTTCCTCAGTGATTTGGCCCCATTCTCGATTCAGATCCCCCGTGATACCTGCTTCATACCTGTACGGACCTTTCCAGTCCGTGGTATCTTGCATGTACGCGCGATTCTCATACCAGGTGCGAATACGCCCTCGTGATGAGATGCGCCAATATCCGTAATCCTTATTGCGCCCGATATACCAGTGCGTTGGTTGCTGCGGTAGTCGACGAATCACTCGAGAATGGATAGAATCCAGCGAACCGAGATCGAACGACTCTTTCGAAGTGCTGTTCAGGGATCGGATGTCCAACCAGACCGTGATGTTTGACGGAATACCGTCAGTCGACCTTACAAATGATTTGAAGAACAACTGGTTGTACAGGGCCGCCGCGTAGATGTCGTCATACACGCTGGATGATAGATCGAACTCGATATTATAATCGGGATGGTCGCCGTACGCATTAAGATATACCCAGAAAGGGAACCATCTACCGGAATCTTTGTTAATGCTATCGAGCGTTCCTGCTAAAACCGTGAACGGATTAATCGTCGTGGGCCACTGTGGCTTATCTCGGTACATGTAGTACCAACCACCCTTGTTTTTTCGCTTAAGGGCTTCCCAGACAGAAATACCTCGAACTTCGGTGACTCCCTCAGACTCGTATGTGATCTCCTCGACGATAAACGGGGTGGGGGTACTTCCCATACAGCACACCATCACGCCAGGCGGCCATGGGAACATACCTTTGCATCTGAATGTAATAGACGCAGTGTACAGACCTTCTTTGATGAGCATGTCGAAAACCGGGTGTGTCCTAAACGTACACATAGCACGGTCTTCGAGAACCTGAACCATGTTCGGCATATCACAGACCCTTTCTAGTCATGACCAAATCCATAGCGATGAAGCAGTTGCCGTAATTGGGTACTTTAAACTTGGCCGGCGTCCGAAGATTCCTCATAAATGCCGAGATGTCGTTAACCGAAATCGCAGGATATGCTTCACTAGCATAACACGTCGAAGACAGGGCTTGGTATCCGCCCGTGATGTTGAAGAGTCGTCCACCAGTTGGGGATTTAGTCATTTCGAACAATCCGTTTTCAGTCGTCGACGATCCATTCACATATGCATGGAACTGTGTCAAGCCTCGATCGAAGATCTGATAACTGGAGTTACCGACCGGAAGAAGACCAATGCGCAACCTGACAATGTCAAGATACCCGATCTGGGTATACAGCTTGTCGAGAATTTCTTGAGTGTTGGTAATCGACTGCGGCCAAGTCTGGTTACCAAAACCCATATACAAGCTGAACTCCGGTCCATACAAAACCGGGTTCTTGGTCGTGATCGTGAATTCGATCGTGGCCGGGTTGTCGCTGTAATTGTACTTAATTTCACGGATAACGCAATCCTGCTTCCAAATTACTTTTCGATTGAAAAGTATAGAAGGCTTTGTGTACGTATTCGTTTCGTTAAGCGTGTAATTGATCGACGGGGCCTTGATGCTGTCATCGACGAGTTGAACGTTAAGATCGCTACCGTTGGCCAGAACATCCAAGAAGTATCTAGCAGGCTTTTCGGGGATGGGAACCGTTGGAGTCAAACGAACATTGATATCGATTGGTTTATCCGTAACCGTTGTCACAACGTTCCCTGTGAAGTTGTACTCCTTGTTGATACCGAAGGATCCATTAAGGATTTGAGCAACCCACCCTTCTTTTTCCACGTTTAATGGAATTGACATACCAATTCCACTCGTGGGAAATATCTTGAGCATGGAGTACGCCATGATGTTTACATCCTCTTCATTCGTTCGAGTTGACGCTCAGTTTGACGGTATAGGTCATTGAGATCGAGCGCCTTGGGTGATTCGTTGTATTGGTTGAAGACCATCGGCTTCTGGTTGTTGCGCAGTTCGTCTCGAAGAGCTCGGATTTCCTGCGCTGTTTGACTGCCATTTTGAACTGATGTTCCGACAACATTCGCATGCAGGTCATTCATCGTGAGATCTTGCAGACCATTAACCTCAGAGAGGTCGACAGTCGGCTTGATGACAGGATTCCAATCGGTATCCAGGTTGCTCATAGCATTCACCATGTCATCGCCGAGGCCGGACATCGCGTCAACCGCGTCAGACTGGTTCTTGTCGATGCCCTGGACAATACCTGCAACGATGAACCCAGCCGCGGTCGCGAATACACGCGAAGGCGAGTGGATACCAAGAGTACTCTTAAACGAGCTAAGGGCACTCGAGGCGACGTTGCGCAGCTTGTTGTAAAGGGCTCCGGCGGCACCCGACACACCGTTGACAACACCGTTGATGATGTTGCGACCGATGGAACTTGCATGTGGTGCGAATGTATTGGCCATGCCAGTCAAACCATTCTTAATGAAATTGATGATGGCCTTGATCAGCTTGTTGACCGCAGCTTGAAGCTCTGGCCCCTTCTGATCGATTGCATCAGCAAATCCGTTGATGAACGTAATGACAGCGTCCCACGCAGCGTTGATGATGACCAAGGAACTAGCCGCGATACCATTGATCAGCGCTGCGATAAGGTTCGCACCCGACGTAGTCAGATCTGGAATCTTAGCTGCGATACCGTCGATTAGCGCCTGCAACAGCGTTAGTATTGCATCTACAACCAGAGGTACGCAGGTCTTGATTGTTTCGATAAACCCCTTCAATAGACTCGCATAAGATTCTATGAACTTGGGTTGGTTCTCGACAATCGCTGAGATCAGCTGATACAGCAGATCAATGACCGTGGTAATCACCTCAGGCCAGACATTGCGAAGTGTCGTTAGTAGACCTGTCACGATCGATGTCCAAGTCTGAATAAGTTCAGGCATCTTCTGCTTGATTGTCTGCGCAAACTGACTGATGAATTGTCGGAGTGCGATACCCGCCACAATGACCAACTCATTCACAGCAGGCCCGAATGCTCGAACCCAAGACGAAAGCGCTCCTGACAGTGCCGGGGCCGCTGCCTCCATTGCTGAGAAAACGCCGATCAACGCTGCCTGGATAGCCGGTGCCGCAGCCGCGATGATGGCTGCCGCTCCTGCGATGCCTGCCGCGATTGCGACAAGCCCCGCACCAATAGCCGGACCAGCTGCCGATGCTACTGCCAAGAAGGCGGTGACGACGACAGCTAGAGCCGTGAACGCCGCAAGGATGCCGATGATGACTGCACCAAGAACGCCAATAGCCAACGCCAGGGCAATTAGACCGGGGGCAGCTCCGATGGCGAGGTACCCCGCGGCAATCAGAATGCCAAGCCCAATACCTATTGCCCAGAGACCATTACTGAGAGCATCCCAACTAAGTCCGGCCGCATTCGACAAGGCCGTCGTGAACATACCCAACGCGTAACTGAGCAATGTGAGTGCGGCAATACCGAAGATAGCACCTTGAGCAGCAAACGCCACCGCGACAATAGCAGCGACAGCCAACAAGAGCTTACCTAGCGAGTTAAGAATCTCGCCCCAGCTATGGTCCGCCATTTGTACGATCGCCCCGACTGCAATGTTCATCGCGATTGCGGTCAGAATCAAAGCGCCTGCTCCGACAATAGCGGTTGCAGGCATCAGATTTGCGGTAGCCACTAGCAGAAGGACCACTGCGGACAAACCGACTATTCCTTGGAATAGTTTATTCATGTCCATGTAGCCCATTACTGCGACGGCGGCCACTAGCATTTGAATCGAGGCTGCGAACGCGACCAACATGAGCGAAATGGATGCCATTTTGACAAGATCTTTAGAGGCCTTGTTCATCAGATATACAAAGCCAACCAGAATTCCCATAAGAACACCGACGGCGATGACGCCCTGAGTAATCACCTTGATTGGAAGCAGGCCCAAGGCGATAATCGGGATTGTGAGCATGTTGATGGCGATAGCCATCGCGATTATAGACCCCACACCCTGAATCATCGTCTTGCTATCCTTAGCCAGAAGCTTCGCAGCCGTCGTCATACCAAGAACCAGCACCATGACAGCGCCAACACCTTGTGTAACAGTGCTAAGCTTCATAGCTCCAAGGATGCCAACCGAGATCGACATCAGCAGGATCGCAACGGACAACGCCATGACGGCACCGATAACGCCCGCGATCTGCATCTTGTTGATCTTCATCTCGGAAATCTGAGTTAGAGCGATCAACAGGATCTTGGCTAAGACGCCGATCGCCACAGCACCCTGAATGAGCCGAGGAGCCGGGATCATCGCTAAGATGAACAGCGAGCCAGCAAGAATACCAACGCTGATCGCAATTTCGCGAAGAGCCTTGGCCTTGATGACTTCCTGCATGGACTTCAGCGCGCTAGTCATCGAGTTGAAAACACCAGAGATCGAATCTCCGATCTTTCCGAACTTGTCGAACATTCCGCTGAATGAATCGGTGACCTTCGTGAACTGACCTAGCATGGTTTGAAGGGTCTTGAAGCCCACGCCAAGACCGCCGCCGAGAAGCATTCCGCTCAAGAGATCCGAAATAGACAAGTCTTTGAGGCTGGATCCGAGACCAGACCAGAAAGTCTGAATCATCTTTCCAGCATTGTCAAATGCCTTACCGACATTCTTCTTGAACGAGTCAAATGCCTGAGACTCAGAAGCGAACTTCTTGATATGGTCGATACCCTTGGTAAGCCAGTCGATCAGATTCGCGATGGCCTCGACAACCGACGAGCAAAACTCAACGATACCCGTGGCAGCGGTGTAGATGGTCCCGCCGACGACGCCGAGAGTGTCGAATGCGTCGGAGGCAGCCTTCCCGAAGGTAGACAGGCCACCCGCTGCGCCATTCGCCTCATCGCTGAACCCGCCAAATATAGACTTGGTCAGATCCCCGAGCTTCCCGAACAAATCGATGACGCCGTTGATGAGAGATCCGAAAGGACCGAAGGCCTTCATCATGTTCTTGAAGCTGTCGCCGATGGACGACAGGAAGGTGTTATTGTCGAGATGCTCCCCGACGTGAGTGAAGATGTCCCCGAGGGCCTTACCAAAATCCTTGACTGCCTGCACCTGTGGGGCAAACGTCTTGGAGATAGTATCACCGGCTCGACCGAAGGCCTTACCGACCCCGGAGATCGAATCCTTCATCCGCTTAGTCGATTCAGACCAGGCTTCTGCCATCCTAGGAGACGCGTCGTCCCAGAACTTCTTGATTCCCTTACCAGCGCTCTCGACAGCGCCACCAAGGTGCTTGCCGATGGTCTCGCTGATTGGGAGAATCGAATCTGAGAAAACTTTGACCTTCTCAGACCACTTGGGCCCGATAGCGTCTGCGAGCTTGGTCATGTTCTCAAGGAACCCTGAGCCGAACCCGCCGAAAGCAGACTTGATCTTCTCCATCGGACCACCGGTTCCAGAAGCGAAACCGAAGATCGCGCCAAAGACATTCGAGACCGCATCGCCAAAAGGCTTGAAGACGTTGTAAGTAGCCTTCTTAATCGTCTCGATGAATTCACCGAGCGGTTTGAGCACTGCCTCGATGACGACCTTTAGCCCATCGAAGATCGGCGTGATTGTGACGTCCGCAATTGCGTACATCCAGTCAGCAAGCTTCTGGAACTTGTCGACGATCCAGTCGAGGACCTTTGCCAGGCCTCCCAGGATGTCGGTTCCACCAAGCATCTGACCGAACCAATCGCTGAAGACAGAGACGATGTCTCCGACCTTCGCCGCGATGAGGATCATCGGCTTAATGAAGATGCCAGCAAGGATCGTACCGATCTTGAATGCGGCCACACCAATCTGGACAATGGCCGAAGCAAACCCGATGAGAACCTCAAGAACTGGCGAGAGCAATTCGCCTGCCATTTTGAAGACCTTGCCGAGGTTGTTGGCGAAGTCGTCAGACATCATCAACCACTGGGAAATCGAATGGCGGAAGTAGTACGAGAAATCATACAAAGCCTTGCCAGCATCCCCCTGGAATGCGCTGAAGAAGCCTTCGCCAATCGCCTTGAGTGGCTTAGCGATAGCAGTCCATAGTTCACCGAGGCCATACCACCATTCCTCCCAACCGCCGAGTTCGTCCCAACGGTCAAGAATGCCCTGAAGAGCATCGAAGAATGTTCCGATGCCTCCATTCACCACGTCAGACACAGCGGTCCACATGGTACGAGCACGCTCGAAGTCGCCGAAGATGGTCCGGAAGATGGAAGCCCATCCCGAGCCCAGAGCTTCAGCTGTTGTGTCGATTAGCTGCGAGAAAGTCTTGACCTTCGTCGCAGCGTCGTTGGCCGTCTCAGCGAGCTTCATGATTTCGTCAGCCTGCTGCTCCGTGTAGCCGGCGCTGAGCAGCTGTTCACGAGACAAGTCACCAGTGTATTGGGTCAGAGTCTCGATCATGATCTCAGATGTAAGCCATCCATCCTTAAGCGAGTTACGGAACGACCCCGCCTTGTCGATCATCTTGTCGACTTCAACGCCGTAGGTGCGTGCCGTTCGCTTCAGGGCTTCCTGGAACTGCTCGCCGCCCATACCGGCGTTAACGATCGAGTTCCAGTCTTGAAGTTTTACAGAGCCTGTCGAAAGCGCCTGGGACAGCTGATACATTGCCGTTGCAGCTTGCTCAGAAGTTGAGCCAGACATTGCTGCGACGTTCGACAGACCCTTAATCGCGGCAACCGAATCCTTCAGCCCGACACCTGCAGATGTGAACATACCGATATTGCGTGTCATCTCGGTGAACGAGTAGATGGTTCGGTCCGCGTAAGCGTTCAGTTCGTCGAGAGCTGCGTTGATCGTCGCAGTGGTCTCGCCCTTGCTGAACGTGTTTGCCTGAATAGTCTGAACCGCATTAAGCTGGTTCTCGTATTCGCGGAAACCGTCCATGATAGGTCCGAACGTGAACGAGGAAAGCACCGATCCGCCAGCCATAAGAGCCTTGGATGCGATGTTACCCATGGCCACGGAAGCAGCGCCCGCGAGCATGGAAAAATTAGTCGACGAAATCTTTGCCGCAGCACCAACGTTAGAAGTGGCCGCGGCGGCGGTTGTGGAATTGTTGACAATCGACGTGTTGACATTCTTAACGCCATCCGCAATACCACCCATCTGCTTTGAGGCATCTTGGGCGGCCTTACCAACATTATCCAATCCGTCGGTCGACTGCTTGAAGTTCATTCCAGACTTCAGGCGATCAACATTGCGAAGCACTCCGTCAACACGGCTTGTGAACTTCGAATCGTCGAGCTCCAGGGAGACGACCTTATTCTCAATACTCTTACCCATTGATGGCCCTCCCAACCATTCGGTCGATTTCGTCGAATATGGGCTTCATTGCAGGGTTGATATAGTCCTTACCCTGAACGTAGCCGCCTTGGCGTGTCCCGTGTCCATACTGCAGGATGATCGCAATAGGGACTTTGGACACGATGTTAGTGTTATACCAAACGATCTTAACGCCTCGCTTGGTCTCCTTGACTTTGTACTGCCATGAGGCGGCAGTCTTCCCGGTACCAACCGGGGTATTGGCCCGGAGGGCCGCCACGCCTCGAGTACCAGCGGTTGCCAGTACGTCACGAAGTTTCTTGTTCTTGACTTGTGTCAACCATTTTGACATGTCGAACTCAGCGTCGAACTTCATCTCGATCATGACGGCCCTCCTTTCTTTCAAGACCAGAGCGTGCCGTTAGACAGCTCATACTGCAGGCATTCCACCGTACGGTAGCCTGCGACACCGTCGACCTCGAGGTCATGTCCGCGGTTCTTGAGATGCTGCTGGAGAGCTGTAATGGTGTTGGGGCCGATGAGACCATCGACATCAACGCCCAGCTTCTCCTGAAGCGCCTCGATAACCTGAGAACCCTCAGGATCCTCTTCAGTCTCCCAGCCAGTACCAGCTCGAGTAACATCGTCCTCAACGTCGGGATCCTGACCGGAGATAATACCGTCGGCAGGAGTGTTGAGCGAAGCCTGGAGAGCGTACGTGGTCGCACGACCCCACCAAGCGTCGGTCATCGAGTTGGTGCCCTCGGAAGAATCATCGGTCTCTTCGTCAGACCACTTCGGACGGAGTACGCAGTCAATACCCCAGCTGCGCTGACGACGGTATACACCATTACCAGCAGACTGAGAACCTGCGTTCGAGGGAGAAGTGTTACCCTCAATGGTCTGAAGCCAGCCGTCGCCTAGATTTGCCTCGACGATACCGACGTGGTCGGTCAGGCCATCCTGATCCCAATCGAAGAGAACAACGTCTCCTCGCTGGGCGTCTTCAATAGAGACCTTCTCCATGCGGTTCTTCGTGACGTCCGTGTTGTAAGAGAATCCGCCGATGGCATCGATTTCACCAGCCATGTCGAAACACATACTGACGAAAGCCATACACCACCAAACAGATTCAGAAGGGCCGGCCAACCAAGGCTGACCCATCTTGTTGGCGAGCCAACGACCCGCCTCTGAACCCGGCTCAGGGTCCTCGGGCGCGTAATACCCAATGCGGTATGCGGCATGATTCAGAACTTCATCAATCTTGCTCAAGATCGTGCCCCCTCGAAGATCTCGCGGTCTCGGTCCTCATGCGGGTCAGGTCCTGCGGGGACCTGTGCATCTGCGGGAATGTCAATCATCCTCTACTCCCTGTTCTAGCCCTACGGGCTTGGTTCATCGCCGCACGCTGAGCTGCTGAAGCCCTAGCATCCGGCTTTTGATTGTTCTGCTTGGCTGCGGCGAGACGAATCAGCGTAAGTAGCCGATTCAAGTTCCACTTGTCGCACTCGAACGGGATGCCCAGCTGAGTCATGTACCAGTAGATTAGTTCGCTGGTCATAGTATCTCGCGGGCCACCATTTGAAGGCGGGTTCCATAGAACCGTCGCCGTAGCGTTGTCAGACAAATAGTCTGCTATTTTGACCTGAACGGATTGGTCGAGCCGCTTGACAAAATCTCGAGGGAGAGGGCGGTCCGACATACACTGGATGTAGTACACTAACTCTTCGCCAGTCTGTGGTGGGGTTTCCAGGAATGACCGCTTATAGACGGATTCCCACTCAGCCACCGCAGACAGGGTATGCGTAAGAGTAAGTGTAAACGGCTCCAGCGTAACAAACGTATTACTACGCTCGTCAAACCGCTCCTCTCCCCCAAACTCAAGCGTTAGCGAGATCACGCCAGAAGCGTACGCAGCTCGTTAGGCATGACCAGCGTCGGGGTAGCAGTACCGCCACCAGCACCGCCAATACCGTACAGCTTGTCGGTCAGCTTCTTGTACTTCGCCGCGTCGAGCTTCGAGGAGTCGACCGTGATAACGGAGACCGGCTGGAAGCCATCCACCTGGATCGGGACAGTCGAGCACTCCCAGGAGAACGAGATCGCCTCGGGAGAGTCAGAGACCGTGTTGTACGCACGCTCGGACGGAGCAGCAGTAGCACCGTAGATGATGTGCAGCAGTTCGCCGTAAGCATCACCCTTGGTGTCGTTACCCAGCTTCGTGCAGTAGGAGAACGCGAAGCGCGTACGCGGCTGCTGACCGAGGTTAACACCCTTAACCAGCTGAGCGGTACCATCACAGATGGCGAACTCATCGGGATAGGTATAGGCCTCGATCGTAAACTTGAACGACGGAGCCGACATCAGGGTAAGGTACTTGAGGTTGTCTGCATAAACATCAGACGCCTCGTCGCCTTCCGGAGTCTCAGTTACAGTCTTAAGACCGTTCCAAGCGACACCCGTGCCGTAACGGTTCTGAGCGTTATCGAAAGGGAACAGAACACCCTTGTTAACGCCAGTGTGATAGAAATGGGAGCCCTCTTCGTCCCACTTGATCTGTGCCATAGGATACCCTCCTTAAAGGTAAACCGTGAAGACGAAATGGTTCATTCCGTCCGAGATATATGTCGTATCCAAAGACGAATACGGGATCTTGAGGATTTCGTCGATCACGTCTGGCTCTGGATCCTTGGTGATGAGAGTGACCGAGTATTCCTTAGCACCTTTGTATGGTACGTCGGAAGCGTGGTCAATTTCTATCTTCGACAAGTGGAAGACAACCGCCGGGTATCCGATCTTCAGGTTCTCTGGAGGCTGGAAATATACCCGGTTGTGCTGAACCGCTTGTTGAAGTAGGTGTAGGAGATCTCTATACGTGCGCATACAGACCGCCTAGATTGATGGTCAGCCGTGGATAGTTCACACCGATAGACTGTACCTCCCATTTTGAGCCCTTCCATACTACATACTTCAGAGTCTCGAGGTATGTCTTGATCTTCGTATCCATCAAGATGCTGATCTCGTTGGTGAGACGGAGGTTGGTGTTGGCAGAAGAAGAATTGTCGTTCCTGACATAGAGACTACGAATAGTCCCCTTAGCCTTGAGCTCTACAACATCTTCGAGCCAAACACCTTCCTCCGTCTCCCGCGTCATCACGAAGCCTAGCTTTCCGCTAAACCTCGACATGAGATCACGCCTTCTTGCGCGAGATCGTCAGGGCCGAGTACGGCGCCGTCAGAGAGCCCGAAAGACGGGTCTCCATCAGGTACTTGTACTGGTTGAAGTCGATGTCGAAGGACTCGGCCATACCGAGCTCAGCACCGGCGTTCGACCCGATCGTGTAGTCGCGCAGGTCGACCACGATAGCCAGAAGCTCGTGGTTGACACCCTTGATCTCGTGCTCCAGACCCTCGAACTGGGGGATGGTCACGATCTTGGAGACGCCAAGAGCACCCGCAAGGGATGCCTCGGTCTCGTACAGACGACGACCGTTCTTGTCCTTCAGGAGAAGCATCTTGACCAGGCGCTTCTTCGCAATGAAGAGCGTCGGAGCGCCGGAACCCTCAAGCTCGGCCGATGCCAGGACGATGTCGTCCACAAGAGTCTCGTCGGTAGTGTTCGACTCGAGCGACTTGTGAATGGCATAGAGGTCGTTCTCCTTGAGGATGGGGCGAATAGCCTCATCATCGACACGGTCAGGATCAGTGATCGTACGACCATCACCGACGAGAACGGCGCGAGCGATTTCCTCGTTGAGCTTACCCTTCATCTCGTTCTTGAGCCACGAGACGACATTGAAGTCGGTAATGTCGACGATGTCGTCGCGATCGAGCTTCTGCTTCTTGTAGATCGTGGTAGGCGACGTCGTACGGGTCAGAAGCTTGATGACCTCTTCGGTCTTCTTCTGGGCCTTCTTCGCGTAACCCTTGGCTCGGGCCTTGTCGTCACGGATGTCCGCGAGGACAGACTTGATGCGGGCGAAGGGAGAGTGCTTGGTTCCGTTCATGACAACCGAAACCCAAGACTGATCGCGGTCGAGAGTAATGGGCTCATCCGTGATGCTCTTAGCATCCGGGAAGAGGTAACCGATGTTCTCGATACCGTAATCAGCGTGCTTCAGCTCGTCGAGCAGAGTGGTGTTGTTTCGCTTGGCAGTCTCAACCAGCTCAGCGAATGCTGCGTGAGACAGAGTGTTCTCGGGGGTCTTGTCACCCTCAAAGACATTGTGCTTCATATCTTCCTCGGTTTCTTCGTTGGTCTCTTCGGAGTCTTCAGACTCCCCATCGATGGCAGCAGCAATGAGGTAATTCACAGCCTCAAGCTGCTCTTCGGTGAGTGTGGAAAGGATCTCACCGATGGTCTTGTCCTCATCGGAGGACTCATCTTCGGAGTCCGATTCCTCGGAGCCCTCGAAGTCTTCGTGAGATACGTCTTCGTCACCCATTTTGATGATCGCGGAATAGCCCTCGCCATCAGAGTGAGCCATGGTGACGTTCTCGATTGTCGCCTTTGGGTTAGCGCCCTTAAGGACGAGCGACACCTCGACGATGTTGCCGTGCTTGACGACATTCCCGTCCTGCTTGAGGTTGTTTGCGAAGATCGACATAGCAGTAACGTCGCCATGTTCAATCAGTTCGCGCGCATGTTCAGCCTGCTGAGACCCGTTGAAGAATCCGTAGGCGTAAACACCCTCAACCTTCTTCTCGAGCTGGGCGTGCCCGAGAACATTAGTCACGTTGTCGTGACCGTGTTGCCAGACGAGAGGGACGACAGCCCCATCGTTCTGTTCAAATGCATGATGCGAGATTACTCGCCCATCGGAGCACTTGATGCCTGCGACGGTTGCCCACCCGTCGAAGTCGGCGACGTCATTAGGCGCTGCCATTTTGAACCTCCTGGTCGTTGTTTGACCGTTGATCCGCGTTTGCGGATGACGTATACGGATTGGCCAACTGATCTGCCTTGGGATCTGTGGATTGCGGCAAGCCGATGATCGATCTGATCTCGTTTGGCGTCATGACCTGGTTGGTGATGAACGTCTGAGCCATCGATGCGATGCTGTCGAGCGAGGTTGCCGCAAACGGATCCCGCACATAGATGATTCGCTGGCCCTGAGATCGAGCGGTCTTGGTCAAGAAGACCATGGTTGCCGACTTGGTAATCGTATCGAGAATCGGCTTGACCGTCCGGTTGTAGTAAGACAGGTTAGTCTCAGCATCGGCCGTGCCGTTGAACACACTCTCAGTGAAACCAAGAGCATTGTAAAGCTGCTCTGACAGGTACTTGACCTGATCGAGCAGATTGTTCTCAACAGGGCGGTTGAGCTGCGTGATCTTCTCAGCTCCATCGACGTATGCCACGCCAATCTCCGAATTTCGAAGTTGCTGTTCGATCGCCTCTCGACGAGTCTCAGCCTGTTGCTGTCGAAGTTCGCCTCGAACAGAGTATGGAAGCTGAATAATCAGATCCAACTTCTTGCCCAGAGCAGAATTGTCGATAGCATCCAGTGCATCGAGCTTTCGCGCGAGTCGATTGGCCAATGAGCTGTTGCTAGCGGTAACATCGTAGAGTGGACTGTATACGATTGCTGCAGAGTTCTTCGAGATACGAATAGTTTCTCGATTACCACTACGGTCGTTATACAGATTCACATCGACTGAGTCAGTATACCAACTCTCGATTCGTCCAACGCGGAGAGAAAGGACATCGAACGACCCTTCCTCGTTTAGAGCGGTGTCGGTGTCTACTGGAACCAGAGCTGCGCTACCAGTTTCTAGCATTGTATAGACTAGCTCGTAGATCAGAGCGTTCGAAGTCTGATCGATGTTTGCCATCAGGGACAAGCATTCGTTCAGAGACGAGTCCTTCTCGCTGTCATACCTACCATTTTGATCTACCTTCACATGGCGAATCGGAGTGTTCGCAACGTCCAACGCAATCTTGTTGTATAGCGTTTGGACCAGGTTTGTAGATCCGATAGAACGGTAGCTGGGACGGTATTCGCTGTAGTTACTATTCTTGTAACGATCTGGGCGATCGTGCGCGAACACGTTCCACGCCCGAGCCAACCGTGACATAATACCCATATTACCTCCTCTCGTTAGTTGAAGTCGTCGAGTTGCTGTTTGTATGCGACCCATGCATCCATAAGAGCCGCGACGGAGTCGATCTTGAGATCCATTCGTTTCTTCAAGATCTTGCGATTGCCATTAGTGTCCTCCAGGGTGATGGTGTTACCCATTGCCCACGAGAATAGCTCTTGATCGAAGATTAGCCTTCGATCCTCAGCCAAACTCTTGAGTTCGCCTAACGGTACTGACTCAGTTCGTGCACCCTGAATGACTTTGTGGATACCATACGGTCCGTTGTCAGTTGTCCACCGCTCAACGAACTCTCTGGCATTGTACGGATCGTATCCAAACGCTCGAACATCGTACTCGGATCTCAAGATGTATTCGTCGAGATCGTTGTAGACTTCGATCATGTCCAGGATTGTCCCATCCATGATCTGGAGAGATCCTTCTCGAATGAATGACTCGTACTTTGCACGTCCGGCAGCCGGAAGCTTGTCGAACGTACGAGTGGTAATGTACGCTCTTGTCTTAACTCCGAAGTCGCCAGTAGACAGGGGGAACAAGAATGTAAACGCACAGAAGTCGTCACCCTGAGAAAGGTCTGCACCCATAGCACATGGCATTTGCCAGAACTCTCGTGGGTTGTGGGGGATTGTTTCTTCGTACTTGAAGAAGTAAGTATATCCCTCACACGGGATGCCGAATCGTTTTGCCAGAATGTCATTCCTCGCGGAAGGGACATTCTCAGCCCTAGCGACATCTCGTTGGTATGTGTCGTAAGACACGGTCTTGCCAAGGTTGGGTTGAGCTTTGATCCACATGTTTGGATCCCCGACCTCGGACACATCATCTAGCCGGTAGTACCAGATCGACGAGTGCGGGTCGTAGTACTCGCCCTTAAGGATCGAAAGTAATTCCATTTTGATGGAATCTCCGACGCCGTTTCGGACAGTACCCTCGGATGAGACCGCAACGATGACCCAGTCATTGAGTTTCGACGCGCCCTGCTCAAGAGCAGAGATGACGTTCTGACGGACGTCGCCAGATAGCCATTCGTCGATCGTGTTCACCTTAGATCTCAAGCCCTGAAGCTTATCGACGTTCATGGGGCGAACCTCGAGAAGAGAGTTTGTCGAGAAGTTCTCGATTCCCTTCTTGGTTGGACAGAGCAGAGATCGATTCGCCTTGGCACCAACTGTTGCATGAACAGTTCCTGCCGACAGGAACTTGAATAGAGGTCCCCGACTGCGTGTGATAGCAGTCTTAAACGGAGACAGCGTTTCTTCAGCCTGAGGCATGGTGGGTGCCGTAGCAATTTGGTGAGTTGTAGTGGGGTCGATAGTCAGGAAGTAAGCGTGGATGAATGCCATATACATGGACTTGGCCGCACCTCGCGCGACGATAAGGTATTGCTTGTTGACCAAACGTCTCTTAACGTCAACCTGAACATATCGACCATTGTGACCGGTCTCGTCGGGAACGAACTTAGTCACTTTTTCGAAGTAGAACCACGAAAGGAGCGACTCAGCCCACAACTTGAATGAATCCAGAAGAGTCAGATCACTGCCGTCGACAAGAGTCATCTCGTTCTCGCAGAAAGCGATAAACCCATCGATAGCGCCATCGTCGTAGAAGTATCTCGGGTTGACAATCAAGTCATCGATCCGATTCATCTCCATCTCGATGGTGTGAGAGACTGGAATCTCTCCGGCAAGGACCTTTTCACGGAATTGGGCGTAATACTTAGGTGTAGCGGTATTTGATAGCGCCATACCTAATTCTTGTCCTTCTTCTTGTCCTTCTTTTCCTTCGAAGAAGTGGCGTTCTCGATGATAGCGTTGAGGTTGAGCGAGTTCTTAGCCATCGTCGCGATACCCTCGTACTCCGTACCCTTGAGCTTGGAGTCGAGAGCTGCTGTAAGCATGTCAGTTGCCGTTCGAGCAGCGTACTTAGTCAGGTTCTTACGAGCCTCGTCGACGAAGAGATCAGCCGTCTTGGCGAGGGTGCTCCTATTTTGACTCTCGTACTCCTTGAGCTTCTGCTTGAGTTCGTAGTTCTGCTTCTCGAGATTGAGTCGCTTGTTCTGCTCGATCAGATCCGTAGACGAGAGACGTCGAGGAGCTTCCTTCCGCAGGTCGGCTGGAATGCCTCCCTTAGGAACCTTCTGCTTCTCGAGTTCCTTCTGCTTCTTCTCGGCTTCCTTCGCTGCCTTCTTCTCGTCAGCGATTCGCTTCTTCTCAGCGCGCTCGGCTTCCTTCTGCTTCTTCTTGCGCTCGGCTTCCGCCTTTCGCGCTTCTCGAAGCTTCTGATTCTCGAGCTTCTTACGGGCTCGTTCAGCAGCCTTCTCGGCGCGGGCAGCCTTGTTGGCAGCGTGCTTCTGGGAAGCAGCCTTAGCGCCCTTCTTGGCGGCGGAAGCAGCCTTCTTAGCCGCGGCAGCTGCCGCCTTAGCGGCCTTCTTGAGTTCAGACTCGTGCTTCTTGCGTTCTTTCTCGGCAGCCTTCTCAGCCTTGGCTCGTTCCTTTCGGAAGGCCTCAGCGTTGACGGCTTCACCGATCTTCTTCTTCTCTTCGACGGACCGAAGTCCGACTCCTCCGGAGCTTTCAGTCTTCTTACGGACTCCCCACTTCATGCCGAGGACGCCGTAGTGAGACAGAGTTTCTTCGCTCATGGTTTTCTCCCATCATTGAATGGTCAGTCGCCACTCCGCCTCTTTCTGCAAAGCCTCGACCGCCTTGATGGCGAATGAGGTCTGCGGCGGATCGAACATCAGGCGAACCGAGAAGTTAACGTACTGACGTAGGATCCGTCCAAGAGTTGTAGTGGGGTAATCTGCCTCGGACGATAGGTCGCCAACTTCGCGGTTTAGCTGAGTCGCGGTTGCCAAAGCATTGTCTATGGCGTCCTTAATCTCGCTATCAAATGAAGTTTCATCCTCCATCAACCCGAGGTAGGTCTTGGTGTCATGTAGAATCGACATTTAGCCTCCTACCATAGTTTCGTATCGCCGGGCGATCTCGGATCGAAGTCGTCGAGAGCCAACGCCTTGGTTCCGTAATGGATTGCATTATGAGTATCTCGACTCACACAAATAAGATTGTTGGTATCCCACATGCATGGATCGAAATTCTCGCACTGTCTAGGCGTTAGAGGATTTATGTGATGCACCACAATGCCGTCATGAATCTCATAACCCTCAAGACCGAGATCGCATCCAAGATCTCTCGCAATAACTTGGGTGCGAGCCTCTCGCCAAATATCGCTTTGGTAGAAACTCTGATTCAACCACCTGGATCCACCGAAGGTCTCGCCGAAAAATGCTCCATTGAGTGAGAGATACTCGAGACGTTCTTCGAATGTGTGTAGGTGGCTGAGTTCGTTATAGCTCCGCATCTGAATCTCCAGAATATACCTTGAAGGCTGCCAGTGCTTCCTGAACCAGTTCCTCGGTACGAGCAGCCGACTCAAGTGCTGAAACCTTGGCTCGAGCAAGAGTCGTGTCCGCCTCAAGGCGAGCTTGCTCTAGTCTTTCGCGACTGGAACCCAGCTTGAGGAAATGAATGATCATCGAATTGCTCGCAGTACCGTCAAGAATCTGCTGAGTCGCAAGATCCATGGCAGCACTGATCGCTAATCGTTCAGCTTCCTCGGGAGTTCGAGGAGTTTTGGTCTTCTTTTTGACCATTGCGCGTCCTTTCTTATACTTCGATCTGAGTTTTCGCCTGCCCCAGCCCATGCCCGGAAAGGAGCAAGAAACAGGCATGGAGAACTAAGTGGCCGGGGCAAGCCAAAACCCAAATCGAAATATACCTCCGCGATAATTCG